TCTTGAGATCGGTAAACTGGCCGCAACGCTAGCCCCTTCGACCTCTCCTGAAACGAGCAGGCCCAAAGTATCGAGCGCCCCCAGGCCGCCATCCCCGCTTCCGCACGGCACGGTTCGCACCGCCGACAACGTGTACGACGACGATACCGCCCGCGATTGGAAGCGATGGGTGAAAGCGCGGGAGGCGCAATTGAAGGGGAAGTAATTGGCTACCAACACATTATTAACGTCTCAGGTCATAACGAACGAGCTCCTGCGACGTTTCAAAAACAACCTGGGATTCTCAGGCGCGGTCACCCATACCTGGGACGATAAATATGCGATTGAGGGCGCCAAGATCGGCGACACTTTGAGGCTCCGCGACCCGGTGATGTTCGTCGCGGCCGATGGTCCGGTAATGACGCCGCAGAATGTCGTCGAGACCAATAAAACTTTAAGCCTCAACAAACAGAAAGTGGTCGGTTTCGCGTTCACGTCGAAAGACCTGACGCTGTCGATCGACAACTTCGCCGCCCGCTACCTGGACAGCGCGGCTGTCGCTCTCGCCAATGTCGTGGACATCGACGGATTGACCATGGCGGATACCAATGTCGGCAACTACGTGGGCACGCCAGGCACGCCGCCGACCGATCTGACGCCGTTCTGGACCGCCGGTGAAATGCTCGACACCAATAGCGCGCCGATGGACGGGACGCGCACCATGTGCATTCCTCCCAAAATCCAGACTGTCGCCCTCAAGGCCGCGCAGGGACTGTTCCAGTCGTCCTCTCAGGTCAAGCAGCAGTACGAGCGCGGTCGTATGGGAATCATGGGCGGATTCGAGTGGGTCATGGATCAGAACTGCCGAGCCCATACCACCGGTCCGGAGGGTGGAACTCCCGTGGTAGGAGCCGCCAACCAGACTGGATCAACCCTCGCAGTCACCGGGTTTACCGCGGCTGCGGCGCTGCGCTTAAATGCCGGGGATATTTTTACGATCACCAACGTCTACCGCACCAACCGGGTCAGCGGAGACCTCAAGCAGGACCTGATGCAGTTTGTGGTCACCGGTCCGGTGAGTTCCGACGCTACCGGCGCCGCGACCATCCCGATCTATCCGCCGATTGTGACCACCATGCCCGGACAGACGGTGAGCGGCTCTCCGGCCGCCGGCGCCCCGCTCGCCCTCATCGGTACCGCCAATCAGGTCTATCCGACCGGCATCGCGTTCCACGCGGACGCATTCACGCTCGGCATGGCGCCGCTCGAGGTGCCCAAGAACGTCCAGTTCGGGTCGAACCAGCAGGACCCCGACACCGGATGCGCCGTCCGCATGGTGAGCATGTACGACATCATCAACGACCTCTTTGTTACTCGGTGTGACGTCTTGTACGGCTGGGCCGCCACACGTCCGGAATGGGCCTGCAAGATTATGAGCTAAAGGAGAGTCCTATGAGCCAATATCCGTATTATCCGCAGTCGACGCAACCCCAGCCCCAGCAGCAGCCGCCCGATGCGGCTCCCGAGCCGCAGACCGCGCCGCCTCCGAAAGAGCCTACGCCGCTCGATCCGCCGGTGGTCTACTACAACAAGAAATGGCGCACGCCGCCTCTGATAGTCGCTACACAGGAGGAGGCGGACGCGCTCGATCCCGCCGAGTGGACGACGAACCCCCCGTCGGCGAAAACCGCCGCTTCCGACTACCCGAAGCTCTTCTTCAACGTCAACGTCCAGCCGAAGATTGTCGGCGATGCCGGTGAAGAGAAGACGCTGGGCGGGGACTGGCGGGAATTCGCTCTGCCGCAGGCTCTGGTCCAGGCTGCGCAAGCGAAGTTGGACGCGGCGCAGAACAAATGACGCTGAATCCGGATTATCCGCGGATGATGTTTCATTCCACCAAAGATTGGGTGATCGTCAAATCCGCGGCCGAAGAAGAAGCCCTTGGGCCGGAATGGTCGCGCACCATTCCGGGAGGGCCACCTCAAGAGGAACCGAAACCGCCGCCTCCGAAGCAGACCAAGGCGAAACGGGACGCTAAGGGAAGATATGTCGATACAAGTCACTGATCTGATCCACTCTTCGTTTCGTCTGATCGGCGCCATCGCTGCGGGCGAAACACTCGAGACCGCGGAACTGAACGATGCTTTCGTATCGCTCAATCAGATGCTTTCCTCCTGGAATACCGAGGGAGCATCACTGGTGGGCCGGCAACGGCAGATCGTATCGGTGGGGGGGACCAACGGACCGTTTGCGCTTTCGACACAGCCGGTCAGGATCGAGGCCGCAAGCTGTTCGATCAGCGGTGTGGACTCCGGTCTCGAGATCGTAGACGCGGCCGGCTGGGAAGCGATTCCGACTCCGGAAAAGCAGATGCAGTCCATCTTCATTCGCAAACTATATTGCGATTACCAGTTCCCCAATTCCAGCGTCTACATCTGGCCGGTGCCACGGCTGTCGGGCCAGCTCGAACTGTGGACCTATGTAACGATCCCCCAATTCGTGACCGTGACCGATACCATCAATCTTCCCCCGGGCTATGAAGCGGCTCTGCGCTATAACTTCGCTATTGCGATCCTGCCGGAATACCCGCGCTCGCAGGTCGATCCCACGCTGCCGGCGCAGGCCCAGAATTATAAGGCATCCATCGTGCAGTTGAACAACCAGAACCATGCACGAACGGCGGCGCCGGCCGCGGCCACGCTTGCGGCGCAAGGTCCCTCATGAGCATATTTGGCATCGCGCCTTTCACTCCCGGCCACCGGACTAACGGAATCAGCGTCTCCCCGCGCTCCGCGCCTCCTCCGGCCCTCTATCCGGCTTCGCTCGCAACCAACGCGCGGCTCATGGTCGCGGTGGACCGCCTGCAGATCGCCCTGGCGCTGGCCCTTCCCTCCTCGGCCTTGCAGATGTCCGTCAGCGACAGTTCTTTGATCGTGCCCAACGTGCTGCTTTCGATCGACAACGAAATCGTTCAGGTAACGAGCGTGACGGGAACCCTGATCGGGATCACGCGCGGATTCGACGGCACCCTCGCGGCCGCTCATGCGGCCGGCGCCACGGTTTCCGGGTTGGTGGACGCCTGGCATCACAACGCGCTCGCGAGTGAAGTCGAGGCCATCGAGCAGGCGCTCGGAGTGGACCTTACCAATGTCAACTCGACGGCCATCGTTTCCGGCAGGTACATATTTCCCCCGCAGACTCCCGGCGGCTCGCTGATCGTGGGCAGCAACGTGATCACGATGTCACCGATGCCGGTGGGCGTCAACGGCAGCGACAGCGGGCACTATCTGTACGTCTCGGGCGGTACGGGTACCGCGGAGCCATGCCTGATCGTGGGCGGCAGCGGCCTGGCCGGACAGGCGAGCGGCCAGATTATCATCCAATGCGCCAATACCCATACGGGAGCATGGACCATCCAGAGCGCCACCGCGGGTATCAACGAAATGATCCAGGCCAATGGGGCCGGCACATCTATGTTGATCTCGCTCGGCACGTCGACCGTATATGCTCCGATCAATTTCTCCGGCCTCAACGGGATTACCCTGCGCGGTTTCGGCCAGGGTTCGACCGTGGTCAATCTGGCGCATCCCACGAATGATTTCCTGACCTATGGAGTCCAGACGGACAACGTCACCATCAGCGACTTCACAATTACGTCATCTGGTCCGCGCACCGGAGGATGGGTCATCCATGGAACCGCGCCCTATAACCAGAGCGCCCTCCTGCGCTGGTCCGTGATCGCCAATATCACGGTCAGAAATCAGACGAATGGCTTCTGGCTCTCTCAATATGCCGGTGTGTTCGTGAATAACATCGTCATGGAAAACTTCCAGACCAATCCCAACGGAATCGGGCTCAAGATCGGACAGACCGCCGCCACCGATGTCAATCAGGGGTCGGAGATGCACATCACCAACGCGCAGATCTACGGCAATGCCCCGGGCGGACTGACGCCCGCGCTGGGCTACGGGATCTGGATGGAGGATTGCGATGCGGTGTTTCTCGGGCCGGGTGTGGGGATCGGCTTGGTCACCCAGGGATGCCTACACATGATGGCTGGCGGCCACGGACTGCTGAACCATTTTTTCAACGGCCTGGTGTGCGACGGTGGCCCGTGTGCCCAGGGCGCAGGGACATTGATTACCGGCACGGGGACGATCAGCGACACCATGATCGACAACTCTTGGTTCTGTTCGAGCGGCGGGACCACCACGCTCAATGCGGCCGGCATCAAGATCGTTTGCGGCGCCATCGGCCGGCTGGATATTCGCGACAGCCGGTTCGAGAATAACCAGGGACCCGGGATCTACATTTCCGGTCCGACCAACACCGGCGGCGGCCCGATAAACATCCAGGGCAATACCTTCACGGGCAACGGGGCCGGCAACCAGACCGGGTATCTGGACGACGTGTATCTGGATTTTCCGTTCGACCAGAATGCGCCTTTCGTTGCGGGAAACGTCCACACCGGCAGTCCCCACGGGTTCTCGATCCGCACTTCCGGCAATACCAACCTCCTGACGCTGGGCAACAACCACTGGCAGAACGGATTCAGTTTCGGAGTTCCGCCGAAATCTGGGCTGACGCTGCCGGTCACCCCCACCAGCGTCGAGGTCGGCGGCAGTGCTATGGGTGCCGGGACCACCAGCCCGATAGTCAACACCACCATCACCGGAGCCCGGCCGGGCATGTCGGTTACGGTCACGCCCGGCACCAACATGGGAGGAGCATTCGTCCCAATTGCCTGGGTGTCGGCGAACGACACCGTGTCTTTTCAGTTGATCTCTATAAACGCCGCCACCCCTAACTTACAGAATTACTATTTGCGGGTAGCGAACTAATGCCTCTGTTCAATGCCGCCCTCTTTAATCAGGCGCTGTTTGGAGCAACCGGGATACCGGGCCCGGCCATCGAGGTCGGCGAGGGCCTGCTTTATCCGGCTCTGCGTAAGGCCGCGATTACGCTGGGTCCGCAGCGCACGCCGTCGCCGGCGCAGTTCGCCGACGCCATCGGAGAGTTGACGAGGCTGACCGGTTCGTTGAATATCGACCGCCTTTTCATTTACTCCCGGTACACCATTACCGCGCCTTTAAACGGCGGCAAGACCTATACCATCGGCATTTCGGACAACCCCTATGCAACCTCCGATTTCAATGTGCCGCGCCCCAACGGCATCGAGGCGGCCAATATCGTCAGCAACCAGACTCCGCCGTTTCGCTATCCGCTGACGCTCGTGACCGACCAGCAATGGTCGAAAATTCGCGTGCAGGATATTCCGAACGCCATCCCGGAAGTGATGTACAACGATCGCGCCTTTCCTGTCGCGACGCTCTCTCTGTGGGGCCAGCCGATCGCCGGATATCTGCTCGAACTGTTCTGCTGGCAATCCGTCCCCACTTTTCAGGCGCTAACCGACGCGGTGATCCTCCCGGACGGATACCTGGACGCGCTGGTGCTCAATCTGGCGGTACGTCTGGTAACCCATTTCCCGCTGGCTCCCAACGTCCCGCGGCAAGTCGATCCCAATTTATACCAGCAGGCACGCGAAGCTCTGATGCGCCTCGAATCGATTAATGCGCCGCAGCCGGTGGCCGACACCGGCGCTCTGGGCTCGTGCCGGAACCGCTACAACATCTACAACGACACATGGCGATGAAAATCTGGCGATGAAAATCAGCCTGGCAGGCCCCTCCTATGTTTCGGACAGCGTAAACGCCGCGGCCCAGCGAACCATGAATCTGGTTCCGGAGGTCATCGAACCAGGCAACGAACCGGTGAAAATGGTGCTCTATGGCAGACCGGGGATCAAGCTGCTTACTACGCTCTCGAATCCCACGATCCGCGCGCTATGGGCCGGTGGTGGCCGGCTGTTCGCGATTAACGGCCCCAAACAAACGGAAATTCATTCGGATGGCACCTTCACCGACCAGCCCGGTACGCTGGCCGTGGGCACTGCTCCTCCCGATTGGGCGCAGGTGTTTTCGAACGGCCATCAACTGATGATCATTTCCGGCGGCTACGTCCACTACAACAACGGTGCCGGGGTGGTGGCGGCTCACTTTCAGATGTCCGGGACAGGCACGACAGTCGCCGCCAACAATACTCTCGTCTACGTGAGCGGGCCGGCGTTTCAATCGTCGTGGGCAGGCCTGCCGATCCTGATCGATGACGTCGATTATGTGATCGACTCCGTCGACCTGGTGAACAACTGGATCTATCTCAACACCGCGCAGCCGACGGTGAATGCTTCCAATGTGAATTGGTCGCTCGCGGGTGGTGCCGCGGTGGACGCCCGGACCGGTGGCTTTATCGACGGATACGGCGTGATCAGCCGGGTGCCCCGGCCGGATCTGCCTCAGACTCAGGACCCCGGCCGGCAGTTCAATATCAGCGGCCTGCTCGATTTTACGTACTGGGACCCGCTCATGTTCGGAGTAAAAGAAGGCCGCGGCGATTACATCAACTCGGTTCTCTGCGATCACGAGCAGCTCATCATCTTTGGCACGGAGAGCACAGAGATCTGGCAGAACGTAGGGGCTACGGCGGATAATCTCTTTCCGTTCCAGCGCATCCCGGGTGCGTATATCCAGGATGGCACCGTGGCGATTTATGCGCCTTGTTCGGTCGGGCCGACGTTCTGCTGGCTGGGTGGAGGCCCGGATGGTCAGACGCGCGCCTATCGCGCCGACGGGCTGCAGCCGACGAGGATCAGCACGCACGCCCAGGAGTGGGACTGGAACGCGCCCGGTTTCCGGGTGAATGACGCCTCGTCGTACTCGTACCAGAATGCCGGCCATCTGCACTGGGTGATTAATTTCTGGCAGCAGCAGCAGACCTGGGTTTACGACACCAATACCGGTTTGTGGCACGAGCGCGCGTTCTGGGATCCGGTCGGCTTGGACTTCCTGCGCTATAAGGGCTGGTTTCATGTTTTCATCCCGGAGTGGGGCGATGGCGGCACGCATATCGTAGCCAGTCCGGAAAGCGGAAAGATCTATGAGATGTCATCGAACCTATACGATGACGATGGTACGGCGATCGAGTATGTACGCGCGTTTCCCCACTTGATCAATGAGAACGAGTACGCGTATCACCATCGCCTGGAGGTAATGGCAGAGATGGGTGCGCTCGGCCCAAGCGATCCGGTTCCACTGCTGGGCTTGGACTGGTCGGACGATCACGGCCACACGTTCCTTAGTGCACTTGGACGCCAGGTGAATATGCCTGGTGCGGGCAACTATACCTGGCGCGCCGTTTTCCGGCGGTTAGGGAAAGCGCGCGACCGGGTTTACCGGGTGGGAATCACCGCCCATACCAAAGTGGCGCTGGTCGATACGTATTTGGAAGTGACGCAAGGCTTCGCGTAATGGCACAAGATGTTCTGGTCATCCCTCCCATCCGCCAATCGATCGAAGACATAAAGAGCGCTCAGAATGGCGACACCCCGCCACTGACCGAGAAATCCTGGTATCTCTACTGGGACCAGTTGGGTAAGGCGGCCAACCGGCAGGGCTGGATGATCACCTATGGCACGCATGCTGATCGCCCATCTCCCGATGTGATGCCGGATGGCGCAATTTATGTGGAGACGGACCGGGGCGCGATCTACCAGAAGATCAGCGGCTTCTGGGTGTACCTCGCCGGCACCATGTGGGCGACGGTCAATCCGGATCAGCGGCCGACGGATTTAGGACCACAGGACGCCAATTTCGAGTTCCGCGGAACGGATCAGGCGCGGCAATTTTTCTGGACGGGGTCGAAGTGGGTCGAGGCGACCCTGGTTCGTTACGGGACGCACGCCCAGCGGTTGGCGCTAACCCTGGCGAACGTCGGGGATAGCGAACTGTTTGTCGAGTGGGATCGCAAATACGTCATCTATCAGCTTCAGGGGGGCGTCTGGCACTATATCGCGGGCACCATGTGGGGCACGTATACCCCGGATCAGCGACCCACCGATCTCGGCGCCAACGACGCGGGATTTGATTTCCGGGGAACGGATGTCGTGCGGCAGTCTCTATGGTCCGGGACCGCATGGGTAGATCCCGGTACGCTCGGCGACCCAACTACCACCAAAGGCGACCTCATCGTGCGCTCCTCGACAGCGATCGATCGTCTCCCGGTGGGACCTGATACCGATGTCCTGACCGCGGATTCCACACAGCCGCTCGGCGTCAAATGGGCTCCGGCTCCGACGGGCGGCGGGGGCACCGGCGCGGTAACCAGTGTTTTCGGACGTACCGGAGCGGTGCTCGCGCAAGCCGGTGATTATGCGGCATACGAGGTGACTAATGCGGTTGATCAGAGTTCCAGTTATACGAATCCTGCCTGGATTCTCAGCTTGCCCTATTCGAAGATTACGGGTGCGCCGGCGACGACTGTAACGAGCTTCAAGACGCGAACCGGAGCCGTCGTCCCGGCGACCGGCGATTACACCGCGGCTCAGGTCACCGGAGCCGTTTCCGGCGCAGGTACGCTCACCACTGTCGGCAGCATCCCCAAAGTGACGGCCGCGGGGGTCCTGGGGCCGAGTGTCATGACCGAAGCCACCGGCAACATCGGCATCGGAACGGCGGCGCCGAGTTTCCCGCTGTCTTTAGGGACTGGAGTCGGTAACAAGATTGCCCTGTATGACGGAACTGGTGTGGACTACGGATTTGGCATACAAAGCAACGTCTTACAGATCTTTACCCCTACCGTTAGTACCAGGGTAGGAATCGGCTACGGCACTTCCACTGCTTTTACGGAAACGCTGAGCATTGCCGGCGGAGCGGTCGGCATCGGGATGACCAATCCGGCCTACGTGTTGCAATTAGCCGCGGATTCCGCCGCAAAGCCTGGTACGTCCACCTGGACCGTGGCATCGGATGGCCGCCTGAAGCGCAACGTCAAGGACCTCGCCGGCGGCCTGGAGATAATCGAACGGCTCCATCCCGTGGAAGGTGAATACAACGGCATGGACGGCACGCCGGAGGGACACCGTGTTGTCTCCTTCCTTGCTGAGGAGATCCGCGAAATTCTGCCGGGCTGTGTGTCCTCGCATCGGGGCAAACTGCGGGAGACCGACGCCGGAGAGACCGACATCCTCGACTTCAACATCCACGAGGTGCTGATGCATGTCGTGCTGGCCGTGCAGCAGTTGGCGCGCCAGGTTGCGCAATTAGAGACGCAGAAGACGTGATTCACTTCGAGCGCTCCTTCGACTACGGCCTGATCCGGGAAATCCTCACGCACCCCCAGGTTTATCCGCACATTTCAGACGACGGTTCGCCCGCGCCGGCCGAATTCCAGCCGCTTCAATCAGAGGCTGTCTGGTACATCGTGGTGCGCGATGAGGACGAGGTGCTGGGCTTGTGGATGCTGCATCCGCACAATTCGATCTGTTGGGAGTGTCATACGTGCTTTCTGCCCCATGCGTGGGGCAGCCGCGCATGTGTGGCGGGGCGGCTGCTGTCTCAATGGGTCTGGGAACACATTCCCTGTCGCCGGATTATTGGCAACGTTCCAGCCTGTAACCGGCTGGCTCTGGCTTACATGAAGCGGATCGGATTCGAGGAATTCGGGGTCAACCGGGCCAGTTTTCTGAATAACGGCCGGATCTATGACCAGATCTGCCTGGGGATCAGCCCGCCATCGCGTCCGGAAGCCCCCGGGTTGATCGAAGAGGAGGAAATGGTATGCCTTGGGCAGCCCTGATTCCCGCCGCAATAGGCGGCATCGGATCGCTTCTGGGCGGAGCCTTGGGCTCGAGCGCTGCCAGTGGCGCCAGCGCGGCCCAGATAGCTGCGGCGAAGCAGGCCGAAGCACTCATTACAAGCCTGCTCGGCCAGTACAATCCGCCCATCGGCGCGGCGGCGCAGCAGGCCGCAGATCTCTCGACCGGGGCCGGAGCCGGAGCTGTTCAGCAGATCCAGGACACGCTCGGCCAGAACCGCTTCAATGTATTGAGCGCGGCCGATCAGGCGAACATGCGGCTCGACCCGTATGCGGCGCTCGGCGGGCAAGCCGCGACCCAGTTGGCGGCAGGCACGGGACCGGGCGGAGACCTGACCCGGGCGTTCAACTTTTCCGACATTCAGAACCTCGATCCGGGCTATCAGTTCCGGATGGACCAGGCCAGCAAGGCCTTGCAGGCGTCGGCGGCCGCCAAGGGCGCCGCGCTCGGCGGCGGCACGTTGAGTTCGCTGATGAGCCTGAACCAGAATATGGCGTCAGCCGAGGCGCAGAACGCGTTCAGCCGCTTGACCCAGCAGCAGCAGCAACGCTTCAACATGCTGAACAGCCTGGTTGGAACCGGCTACCAAGCGGCCGGCCAGCAGGCCGGCAACATTACGGGCGCCAATCAGTTTCTGGCGAGCCAAGGGCTCACCGGGGCGCAGAATATCGGGCAGTGGATGATCCAGCCCGCGCAGTTCGCCGGAACCGCTCTGACGGGCGGCGCCGAAACCCAGGCGGCGAACGCCATGTCGGCGGGCAGCTCGATCGCCAACCTGATGGCTGGGGCAGGCAATGCCCAAGCCTCCGGGATCATGGGCTCGGCAAATGCCTGGTCTAACGCGCTCGGCGGGCTCGCCAATGCAGCCGGAGGCGTCGGCAAGTATTATCAGGACCAGACTTTGCTGCAACAGCTCGGCTTGAGTAATCCGGCGGTTATCCCACATTAGGAGAGGGGGCCATGATTACGTTGCGGATGATTCTTTTACTGCTCGCGCTTATAACCTTGCTGCTGGCGAGCCTGCAGGTCCCGGCGCCGCGCGTGAACCTCACGGCGCTGGGCTTATTTTTCTTCGTCCTGGCCACCATCGCGGGCTGATCGATGATCGATCCTACGATCGCCCTCGGCTTTCGATCCCCGGCAGCCTCGGCCGATTCCAGTCAGACCAGTACGCTCGCAACCCTCAGTCAGTTGATGGGTTTGCGCCAACTCCTCGGCCGGCTGCGCGGCGGGCAGAGCCTGGGCGGGTTCATGACGGGCGCCGCTCCGGACTACGCGCCGGCTCCCGCGGCGCCCGTCACGGCAGCGGGCGATGCGGTAGCCGTGCCGGGGCCATCGACGCCTCCGGCGACGCAACTTCCGACGACCGGGACCAGCGGCCTGATGACGGGTCTTAGCCGCTATGGAGAGAACGTGTATTCGCACGACGGCGGTAAGACGTGGTTCTCCGGCCAAACCGGCCAGCCGGTCACCGGGGACATCTGGGGGCAGACCACAATCTGATGAGGCAACGAAATGGCTGATGGCATTGATCCGTCGATCGCTCTATCCTACCGGCCGCCGAACCTGGCGACCATGCCCAACCTCCAGATTCAGACGCCGCTTGAAGGGCTGGCCCGGGTGGTCAGCCTGCGCAACCTCATGCAGGAAGGGCAGTTGAAGGGGTTGCAGCTGCAGCAATTGAAATTGCAAATCGAAGGTGCTCAGAACTTAGCGAAGCTGTACGCCGGTATGGATCTGGACGGTGGCGCGGGAGGCGGAGCCCCGGCGTTGACCGGGCCTCTATCAGGTGAACCCACTTCGCCACAACCGGCTACGGTACCCCTTTCGCCGGCAGCGCCTGCCGGTCCCACGGCCTACGGCATGCCAGTCACACCGTCCGGTCTCGGTGTGACGGCTGGTCTCGACCAATACCTCACGCCTCCGCCCGCTGCGCCAGTAACGACGGACGCGGGTCCAACTCCCGCCGCGATAACGCCCGCGGCGGCTCCCGGAGTTCTACCCGGCACACCGCCGGCCGGTCTATTTGCGCCGCCCCCTGAATCCCGGACACCCAACCTCGGCGCATTCGTCCGGGCCGATCCGCTCGGCGGCGTTGCGGCTTACGAGCAGATGATGAAGGCTCGTAAGGAGATGTACGACGAGGCCGATAAGCGGCTCACTCTGCGCAAAAGCGAGAGCGAGAACCTGGCCAATACCATCAACGGTGTTACTGATGAGGAATCGCTCCAGCGCAATCTGCCGCAAATGGTGCGATCGGGTGCGCTTTCGGGAGCCCAGGCGGATTACATCAAAAGACTCGGCTACGACAGCCCCTGGGTTCAGAGATGGCTGAAGGAAAAGCAGATACAGTCAATCACTTATGACAAGACCGTAGATCTGGCCATCAAGCAGTTCGCGGAAAACCGCGCACAGGAATTACATCCGCTAACGAAAAGCAAAGCTATGACAGACGCAGAGGCGGGCGAGGCAAAAAGCTCTGCAGATTCGGTGGGTCTGCTCCAGGGCGAGTCGGAATTCCCGGCGTGGTACATGAAGCAGGGGCCTACTTCCCAAGCGAAGTATGGACCGATCATCCTGAACCCGAATCTCACGTTCGCGCAGAAAGTACAGGCGATCCAGGGAGGCGCGGGCGCGACGGCACGAATCGCCGAAGTGGGGCCGACGAAAGAGGCCGAATATCAGGCGGGAATAGCGCCGTACCAGTCGCTTATCCAGGGAATTATGAGCAATCAGTACAAGCTACAGGATCAACCTGAGGATATTCAGAAAAAGATTACGCCGGAACTCACCCGCCTGGGATACGGCAAGGCAACACCAGGAGCGCCAGCAGGGGGGCAAACGGGCACGTTCGGGAAGCGGGCGAGCGATGCGGAACTGGAAAAGCTGTACTCCTTCGACCGGGCAAACGCGATATTGGATGACACCAACGAAATCCTCGGGAAAAAAGAAAATCAGAACATGATGGGGCCGTTTGTCGGTCTCAACGCCCTGGCGAATCCTACTGCGACCGACGCAAAAGGCTTGCGCGACCGGCTTATGATGCAACAGCAACAGATGAAAAAGTTCGCAACCGATAGCGCTCTCAGAGGATTGACTCCGGAAACGGTGGACAAGCTGTTCCCAACAATTCTCACCAATCCCAAAGAGGCCGCGGTCCAGATGCAGTCCTGGAGGGATCTGATCGCGAAAGAGAAGGCCGCCTATCGCCAGAACCTTATCGATTCCGGCAAGATCCTGCCGGAGACCCAGCAACCTGCGGCTGCTCCAAGTCCCACGCCTACCAAGACGCCGTCTCCCCAGACTGCGCCCAAACCATCGCCTGCGGGTCCGCCGGCCATCGCTCCGCCTAAAGCTGGAGATACTATTCCGGGTCCAGGTGGCAAGTTGTACCGGTTTAAAGGTGGCGATATTCATGACAAAAAGAATTACCAACCGATCTGATGGACACCGTTGACATCGGCCAAATTGTAGATAATGCCGCCAAGCACTACGGCGTAGATCCGAACCTCGCAAACGCTGTAGTAACCATGGAGTCCCATGGCAACCCCAATGCGCATTCGCCGGCAGGGGCCATCGGGGTGATGCAACTGATGCCTGCCACGGCAGCATGGCTGGGCGTCAAGGATCCCTGGGATCCCGTCCAGAACATCAATGGCGGGATGAAGTATCTGGCGCAGTTGAGTGCGCGTTACAACGGCGATAAGAAGTCGATATTCGCTGCTTATAACGCCGGACCGGGTGCGGTCGATAAACACGGAGGTGTGCCACCCTACCCCGAGACCCAGAATTATGTCAGGACTGGCATGGGGATGCTGGGGTCCCGATTACTCCATCAGCCACCGCCATCGGCGCCGCAAGCGCCAACAACTCAAGCTGCGGCCCCTCCGGCAGCTGATATTCCGGAACCATGGGAACGCCAGTATGCTTCTGCGCCTGCGGCTGCGGCTGCGGGACCTGCTACTCCGTCGGCTGACATCCCCGAGCCGTGGGAACGAAACTATGCGGCCCCGCCGCCGGAACCATCACCCTTGGAGAAAGCCGGTCAGGCGTTCTACCAGGGTATCGGCGGCCCCAAGTTGCTCGATATCGCCAAAGGAGTCTTGGGCGAAATCACCGGAGATCAGGCCGCCATCGAGGGCGGTAAGCAGGCTCTCGGAACTCTCGTTCAAGGTGCCGCTCAGGGTCTCGTGAACGAACCCGCGCGCGTGGGGGGCGAACTCCAGCAATTTGGCGAGTCGCTGGGGCAGGGCAACCTGCAGGAGGCCGCTCATCATGTGGTGGGCGCGGCCCCCCTGATCGGTCCGGGCTTGCAACAGGTCGGGCAGGATATCCAGCGCGGCGATCCCGCCGCTGCCTTCGGCCATGCCGGCGCGGTAGTCGCGCCGTTCCTGGCCGGGCCTGCTCTCAAGGCAGCCGGCACAGTCGCCGGGACTGCCGCTGAAACCACGGCGCGGGCAGCCGAGGCGACCAGCGCGGGCATCCGGGCGGCAGCGCCTGACGTGGTTAAAGGAGTGGCCAAAGCCGCTGCCGGTACTGCTGTTTCCGCGGCGCTCCCGCTTCCCAGCATCGGGAAATGGATCGTCGGGGGCACTCTGACCAGACCGGGCCTCGCCCAGATCATGCAAGGGTTGAAGACTGGCGTTGCCGCGGCGCGCGCTGCGGTCCCGGAGCGGCTGGCGGCGGAAGCAGCGGCAAAAGCTTCTGCGGATGCTGCCGCGCGCGCGGCAGCCGACGAGGCGATGCGGCAGCACGTAGGGACGTTCGAAGCCTTTGAGCGCATGACCCAGCCGCCTCCTCTGGCATTGCCACCGCCCGAATCCATCCCCATGCCGCCTGCGGGGACCTACGCCGAAGAGCAGCGCTTCCAGGCTCTGGGACCAGAACCCTCGACGCCCGCACCAGCAGAAGCCACGCCAGCCCCAGCACAGCCTGCTCCCGCGGCGCCCGCCGTCACGCTAGGTCAAGCCTACGCCGAAGCGCAAGGCTACGACTGGGCAAAGCTCCGCCCCGGCGACAAAGCCCTGATGGAGAACATCGCCAGGGCGCACGCGAACGTCGCCGCGCAGCCCGAACCTGTAACCTCGCCCGCCCCTGCCGCCGCTCCTCCGGCAGCGCCTGTCGCAGAACAGCCGTCGGCTGCCCCACTCGCGCCTCAGCAGATCGCGCAGAACCTGAAGGCGGAGATGGAGCGCTCGGGCACGGCGGCACCTCCCGAGGCCGCGCCGCCGGCCGAGGCGCAGCCCACCTTCGCCGAAGCGGCGCGCGCCAGGAAAACCGACGCGCTATTCGACTTCATCACGCAGAAGAAAATCCCGATGTCATGGGTCGACGAGTTCGGAGACCCGGAGTGGAAGATGGTGTCCGGCGCCGCGGGCGTGAAGCCTCCGTCGGAAACCAGCATCGCCCAATTGAAGCAGCGGCTCGCCGATTATGAGAAAGCCCAGAGCATTCCGGTTAACCCCGCCATCACTCCGGCTGAAGCGCGGGCTGCGTTCGAACAGGCACGGGCCACACGCACTCAGCCTGCCAAATAGATGCCAGCGACTCGGCGAACCGGAGGTATTCATCTTTTCGCCTCGTTACGCTCGGCAATAATGGCAAAGATTATACGCGCCTTATCTCGCACTTCCTGAACGAAGCGCACCGTGCGAACGAAGACAAACGCCGCGGTTGCCCAGACCAGAAACGAGACCCCGCCGAGCCAGGCATGAAACCAGAAATTCAGCCCTCCCATCACGATGCAACCGAGCCCAAGTATGACCAGCCCGACACGCGTACGCTTCAGATCATGGTCGTAATTCATGCGGTTCTCCTGGGAGGCTGCCACCCCTATCGACTGGCATATCCGCCAGCGCGCGCCGTGTTTCATCGATCATTTCTAATCAGCCCGCTGGGCCAGCACGTACAGATTGTCTCCGCGATTCTCCACTGAAGCGCCGGCTGCGCAGAGGATCCCGAGAAGTTGCGTCTTTTTGCGGTCCAGACGCAGAGAGCGGCCGGTATAGTCGCTCGACCAGATGTCCACTATGTCGTAATCGCAACGATCATGCGTCTCCGCCCGGACGATGCGGTAGCCATTGTGCTCGAGCAGGTTCACCATTTCCTCGAGCGTGTATTCCCGGTTATGCCTGCCATGCGGGCCATTGGTGGAATAGACATCGAAGAGATTGTAGCCGTCGAGCATCAAGGCTACATTGGTCAGGCGCACCGCATTGGGCAGGGTGACTAGCAAGTGGCCGCCGGGACGCACAATGCGGCGGATTCTCGAGAAAGTCGCCAGCGGATCGACCACCAGATGCTCCAGAGTTTCGCAGAACAAAACCAGGTCGAAGGAATCCGCGGCATACGGATATTCCGGTACGGTCTCCAGATTGAACAGGATGCTCTTGAAGTCGTAGCTCTCATCGAATTCCGTACTCGAAATCCGCTGACTAAGCAGTCTTACGTCGGTCGAGAATATGTTGTGATCGAAAAAGTTCGAGCCGGCGATGATGCTTTCGGGGAAGAATTTCCGGAGCAGCAGCTGAAAAAAATAGGGGTTCGATCCGATTTCGAGGATGTGCCCGCCGAGCGGCAGGGGAACCAGCCCCAGTGTGCGGAGAAAACGCGCCAGCGCATCATTCACGTATTGTTCCGTAAAGCCGGAGGGAGTCCCTTCCAGCTGGAAACTGAGCAGGTAGCGGCGGATCTTTTCCGCATGTGCCCACAGGCCCTGCCGGAACGCTTCCCGCTCCCCGCCGCCGGCCAGGCGGGCAAGCTCTGCCAGGCACTCCCGCACCGGGGTAATCCATTCGATAGCTGGCGTCATTCGGCTTTCTTCCTTCTCATCGCCACGCCTTTATCTCAACGGCTGTAAGCCGTTCCTCGATCCGGCCCAAGCGGGCCAGGATATCCTTCAGAAGCAGCTGCTCGCGAAACCATATGCCCAGGATCACCACGATCAGAGGCACGGTGCCATAGAAGACCTGCAGCGCTTGATTATTTGGCATTCTTCCTTCCGTTGGTCAATTGCTCCGCGAGCAATTCGGTCTGCCTGCAGACATAGGCCAGATCGCGGTAAGTTTCCCACTCCGTGTTCATTCCGAGCCCGAGCCCCGGGCTTAAATCCCAGACATGCCCGCAGTCGAATCCGAACCACCAGACATCGTCTGGTTCTCCGGGTTTCGGCGTATGGCAGATCGGCCCGGAACACAGCGCAGAGTAGGTCAGGCCGCCGTGCACTTCCACTTCAAGTTCCTCGTAGCTCTTTCCGTAGTGCGGGTGTCCCGGCGCCACCCCGGCATACCCGCACCAGAAGCCGAAGCGCGGATGGCGCCTGATGAAGCACGGAAGCCCTGCGTGCTCGAAGTCCACCCGATCGGGTTCCACCTGCCAGGGGCCGTCGCCCCAGGCGGACTTATCAACTACCGTTGCTGTTTCGTGGTTCATTGCTTCTTCCTTCTCCGCTTGTCCGCTTGTCCGGCATCGTAAGCCGCGACCACTTCTTTGGCCATTGCCTTTACGTCGCCCCAGCGGGCCTCAGCCGCCTTGCGCGCGATCTCCCGGCGTTTCTTTTTACTGATGCGCGCGAAGCCCTTCGGCACTTTCTTCAACCCGCCCCGACGTCCCAACTCCACTGCTGCCGCGTTCTTTTTCGCCATAATCTTTTAACGCTTTCCCCTGTCTTCCAGCACACTCAGCCGTGTATCCACTTCAGCCACCTTGCCTGTCAAAATCTTTACATCCCCATCTAATCGATCAATCCTCCGGTCGAGCATCAAAAACATAAAACCGTTGAATAGCAAGTTCACGGCTATTGGTACCCCAATTGCCAAATACAACTGCGCGTTCGTCATCTCAATCCTAAATGTACCATAAGCGGTTGCGGCCTCCGGGAGGCGGGTGTTTCACCCCAAGGGGGCGCATTATTCGCACGCTCCCCATTGCGTCGTGTTAGCGCTTATGGCATTCTATGAATGTAGCCGCGAGGCTTTAAAGAGCAAAGGACAAATGACAGACACAATGGATTACATCGATCGGGACGAGGGCCGCGAAGACGCTTCCCCCGCGGAAGAAATCGTGGCCGCGCACGCATTGTTGATGCGCCGGATTGCCGCACCTCGTACCTGCGTGAATTGCAAGCACGAGGCCGCCCGCCCCGCTTCCATCTATTGCTCGGACCGCTGCAAGAAGCAGTTTCTTTCCTTCGAGGAGGTTCAATAACATGGCCGACGCTATCAAGTTCGAATTCGATCAACCCCTAGAGGTTGCCCTGAAGTTTACCGAGCCGAAGCTGGTTCCCTCCAATTTCGGCGACGATCGCGCCATGTATTCGCTCACCGACGAGCGCGTCATGTTCGTCGATCAGTTGACCGCCGCGCGGATCAAAAGCCTCGCCGTCCAGCCGGGCGAGGCCTTCTTCATCTGCAAAACCAAGGCCGGCCGCCTGACCGAGTACCAGGTCTACCGCGAGAGCGATGAGCCCCAGCCGGCCGTGCCGGCGCGTGCCGGTGTGGTCGCCTTCGGAGGCCATAAGAAGACCTTCCCGCCGCTAAAGGCCGCGTTGCCCGAGCGCCTCTATCACGCACCGGAAGACACCACGCTCGAGGATCAGCTGCGGGCGTCTATCGATATGGTCGAGCGCAAGAAGCTGACCGCCAGGCTCGACGAGCATCCCGCACCTGTCCCGGTGCCTGCTCCCGTCGAACGCAAACCGGCGCAGTGGGCATCCACTCTGCTGGCCCAGACCAATCAGTTGGTCGACTGCTACGCCGCAGCACTCGAACACGCCGCCCAGCACGGCATCCAGGTTAAGGCGGAAGACGTGCGCAGTCTGCTGGTCACGAGCTTTATCCAACTGTCGCAGAACAAAGGGCGGGCCGCGTAAGTCGAAACCCGCTCGCAGCGGGTCTCGCGGAGCTGGCCTGCCGCGACTGAAGATGACAGGCCGAAAAGGAACAACGAAATGAAACGTATGCTGATTTTGGCCGCGCTTGCTGCGGCCCTGGCGCTTAGTTTGATGGCTCAGATTTATCCGGCTCCGTCACCGTGGCCGCAGCCGATGCCGCTTCCGCAACCGATGCCACTGCCGGCGCCGCCCCCCATACCGGCTCCCACGCCGCCGCCAATGTGCCACGACCAGATGATCTGCACACCCGTGTACGGCTGCCGTTACGTCACCATCTGCAATTAGTCGAAACGGGGAGTCAGTCCCCGTCCGTCACGGCCGGCCGCGTGGCGCTGAAGATGACAGGCTGAAGGAACCAATGGATATGGATCTAACGATGAGAATCCGGGATATGCTCCGGGCCAATGAAGACGAGGCCGATCGCCTCGAGCGCGTCGCGCTGGCCTACCTGCTCGACTCAGCCAACGCGCGGCTGCGGGACCTCGAGGAGCGCGTCCGGCGGCTGGAGCGGCCAGCGGATTAGTGCGCTTTCAGTTTATAGTTCCGGTCGATGGCGCGCACCAACTGGTCCGGAGTCACTTTTAAAGCCCGGGCCAGACGCCACAAAGTGAAGATCCTGGGCTGGTGCTCCCCCCGTTCGAGGGCACCCCAGTAGCTGCGGTCCATGCCAATTTCCAGACCGAGCGCCTCCTGGCTCGATTGCGGTCTCCCCTTCTCGCGGAACTGCCGCACGGTTTCCGCCAGCGCCACCAGCAGAATCTTCAGATCGTCCTCAGGCAAAGTGCTTTAATCATGCGCCATGTGGGATAAAAAACTCTACAAGACTTATCTTTCCTAGACTTATCTCTCCTAGACATATCTCCCAGTCGAACGTGGTGGACGGGGGATTTTTGTAAAACAACCACGGTACCGTGATAATTTTATCAATGCCAGGCACTCACTCATTACCAGCTATTACTTTCAGTAGTTCTGCTACGCCTATAGCCTCACTACTACCATAGCCTCGGAAGACAAGACGAAAGCTTCAACCGAAAGAAAGGGAGGGTTCGATCTTGAAAAGCAGGAAACCGAAAAAACTGAAAAGGATTCAGGGGCGTCCGAAGAGCCTCACAAGAAAAGCGGTGAACGTAACACTTCCGCAGATTCGGATCGACCAGGTACACGCGTTTCATGACATCCGGTGCAAGACAGACGAAGACCCCCCAAGACTTTGCACCATTTGGCGCGAGCTTGTGGAGACAGGGATCGAATTCACAGACCCCAAAACCGGGCGCCGGAAGCCGACACTGACGATATCCCGTCAGCCAGGTTACTGGAAGTTCCTTCAGTTGTTCGACCGTTATGAGTTGGACGATGCCGATCTGATTCGGGCGATGAACGAGTCCTGGATGATGCTTTGGGCGGCTGGACCGGATAACGACAACCTACATGCGAATCCGATACTGGAACTGTACACCGGCCGCGCCGCTGTTGAATTCCGGAACCTGAACTGGAGGGAGGTAATCCATCCCCAAGATCGCGAGAGGACCTTCGAGGCCGTGAAGGCGGGCTTCCGGACGCTCCAACCTTTCCGGTTGGTGTATCGCATGCGGCGGCGTGACGGGTTGTACGGCGGGATCATCGACCATGCCCAGCCACGCTTCCGGCCGGACGGAAGCTTCGGCGGATACATCGGCACGGCATATGAGGTTGCCCTCCCGGGAATGACCGTGGAGGTCCTGATTTACGATCACATCAGCTGGACTTTCCTCGAACGCCTGATCGTCTCCGCTGGACCGCTCGGGGGTTAGTCCTCTACCGCAACAATATTTTCATAATATTTCTACGGTAGCGTAACAATACGATAGCAATATTGCTGCAGTGGTAACTCCAATGGTGTCTATAAATTAGGGGTTGCAACTGCGATAAGACCGTGGTATTCTCCTCTGCGAAGTCGCGATGAGGAGTCGCGACACTCCCAGGTCCAATCCCAATTGAATTCCCAGCGAACGGGAGAGGAGTGTGTCTTGAGAACTAGGAAATCCAAACCAACGGCATATCAGCTCCTTCCGGGGATCATCCACGCCAATATCACAATCCCGGAAGCCTTACATCAGTCCATGAAGGTCATCCGGCAGGCGCGCCATGAGGCCGAAGGAGCCGACGTGAAGCTGTGCCGCATCTACCGCGAAGCGGTGGAGCAGTACCTCAACGGCAAAGCGCAGCAGCTTATCCTGCGGCAGAGAGCCGGTAATGGTAACGGCGCATGAACGTTTTCGAACTGGCCATCATCCGGGTGGCACGGCAGTACGAGGCAAAGCTCCGGAACCTCTCTGGAAGATTAAGCGACACAGAGCGGCGCCAGGGCGAGCGGGTTTTGCGATGGGCACAGGCAATCCTCGAGAAGATCGAGCAACGAAGAAACCACCAATGAACGATCTGGAACCTCTCTGGAAGATTGAGGAAGAGCTCCGCGCGCTCGTGGACTCAGTTGAAACCTGCCCAGAGGAGTTGCGGGCGGAACTCGAGGCGCGCATCGCCCGCTACGTGGGGGCCGAGATCGACAAGGTCGACCGCGTAGGGGCCGTGCTCTCCTCGCTGGACGGTGTAGCAGCGAACGCCCGAACCGAGATCGACCGGCTGCGTGCGCGGCAGCAGTCGGCCGAGCGCGCTCGCGCGCGTCTCGAGGATTACGTTCTGCGAGTGCTCCGCGAACGTGACGGCCAGCCGCTCAAAGGCCGCAACGTTACGCTTTCCGTGCGCCATAGCGAGGCGTTGATTGTCGACGATCCCGAAGCCGTGCCGGCGGAATGGAAACGCACCACGGTTGTGGTGGATGTCCCGAAAGATCCGCTGAAGAAGGCGATCAAGGCCGGGCAGGAGATCCCCGGCGCGCACATCGAACGCCGAGACAGCTTGCAAAGGAGATGAGTTATGACCGCCTATCTGGTTTTTGTGAAGGATACCAGCCGCTGGATTGATAGCCTGTGGCTGGCGTCGGCTTCCGCAGCCACTCGCGCAGGCCAGATCGAGCGCCTCGCGCAGTCCACGGCCACTGGAGTGAAGGCGTGGGTAGTTCCGATCGAGCTTGAGGATGGGCGCCTGGTGGAACCCGATGAGGGCAATCCGGCCTATGCGTCCCACCATGATGAGGTTCCCTCGGAGGCCACGCGATAAATGCAGGAGGTAAGTCATGGAAAGCATGCGCGAAATTCTGGGCGGCCAGAAGATGCAAATCATCGAGCAACTCAACGAGGATCTGCGGCACGCCCACCGCATCATCGACGATCTGCTGCGCGCGGCCGGCCATCCGGGAGTTTGCTTTTCCTGCGCCCGGCCGGTCGTGCGCATGGGGAGCCTTGGATTGACGGAGAAGGTCTATAACTATAACGGCGAGCCGCACCACTGCCCACTCCTGGAATACGGAAGGCGCATAGAGCCGGGAGAGGTGCCGCATGAGTGACGGCGCAGTCGCCATCCCGCAGCCCGAATACAGCCGCGAACAGGTCGAACTGCTCAAGCGCACCGTGTGCAAGGGCGCGACCGATGACGAGCTGCGCCTGTTTATCAATACCTGCCGGCGTACCGGACTCGATCCGTTCGCCCGCCAGATCTACGCGATCAAGCGCTGGGACACGCGTGAAAAACGCGAGATCATCCAGGCCCAGACCTCCATCGACGGGTTTCGTCTCATCGCCGACCGCAGCGGCAAGTACCAGGGGCAGCTGGGTCCGTTCTGGTGCGGCTTCGACGGCGTCTGGCGCGACGTCTGGATCGATGACGAAGACCAGCCGGTCGCAGCCCGCGTAGGCGTTCTGAAAACCGGTTGCACCGAGCCGTTCTGGAGCGTCGCCAAGTATTCCGAATACGTGCAGGTCGACAGGGACGGCAACGCCATTGCCATGTGGCGCAAGATGCCGGCGAACCAACTCGCGAAATGTGCGGAATCGCTCAGCCTGCGCAAAGCGTTCCCGCAGGAGATGAGCGGCCTCTACACGGGCGATGAGTTGCCAGCGCCCGAACCCGCAGCGGAAAAACCGTGGCGCACATTCCGGGAGATGCTGGCCGTGTTCGCCGAAGCGAAGGCGCAGTTGGGTCCGGACCGCGAGAATGTCTATTACGGACACCTTCAGATGGCTGGCGTCAAGCACGCCAATGAATTCAAGGATTCGGCGAAAGCCCTGGCTTGCTATGGCCGATTGCAGGAGGCCATCGAAAATTTTCCGCAGGCAGTCGAGGACAACCCGACGACGAGTTGACCCTCGGCTGCGCAGTCTGCGGCTCATCGCATATCGAAGGGATGGATGATTGGGGACCGACCGGAGTGGTCGCCCCCGACGGGGGAGCCGAATACAGGTCCTGGACGGGCTACCGTTGTCTGGAGTGCGGAGTGATCGAGGAATTATGATCGACTGGCTGATCCTTCTCGCAGGCGCCGCGATTGCGGCAGTGCTGAGCTACCGGTGGCGGCTCATCCGGAGCCGGCGCCGCGCCCGTGGCCAGTTGCGGCATATCACAGGAGCCGAGCAATGGTGGGGAAAACGGTGATCCAGACTTGGCATGACCATGTCAGAGAGGCGGAACGCCTGCTGGCGCTAAGTCAGGCACCGAAAGGCGATCGAGCGAAGGCAATGTCACATCTGTACGAAGCGATGGTCGAGATCACCCAGGCCTTGCAGAAGTTGGAGGCGGCCGGTGATTTCTGGAAGCGGCCCGGAGCGTGAACTCCGGGCCAACACATCAACTGCTATATCAACCTGAGATCAATCAAATTATGCAACGGTTTTTAATCACACTGAAGGGCATCTCGCCCTTGCTGCAGAACGCCATGACCGAAAACGATTTGGGATCGCTGCGCGACAAGACGAAAAAACAGTCGAAGAGCGCGGCCAAGCTCACGATGGAAGAAGAGGCCAAGCTCGGCATTCATTACAACCGGGCAGGCCAGGCTTGTATCCCGAACGACATGCTCATGGCCGCGCTGATCAACGCGGGAGTCTTCATCCGCCTAGACCAAAAGCGGCAACTTTCGACTAAGGAATCTTCGCTGCTTCCAGGCCTGCTGTTTCTAGAGGACGACAACTGGCCCCTCCTTCTACCAGGAGACGGCGAAGAGGCCCGCTGGGGCTTTGCGCCGTGGCGCTATGCCACGCACCGGGGGCGCAACCCCAACGGAGGCGAAGCCGTGTGCATCGTGAGGCCCATGTTCGAGTTGTGGGCCATCACGCTCACGGCGCTGTTGGATATCGATGAACTGCCGGAAGATACGTTTCTGCGTTTGTTCACGCTGGCGGGCACGCGCATGGGCTTGGGAGACTTCCGGCCGCAGCGCAAAGGGCGGTTTGGGATGTTTGCGATTACGCGATGGGAAAAGACCGCCGGCCCGATCGATTTAATGCCGGCGCCCAAAATGATCACAGCGGCCTGATGCCGTGACGTTGGGTCGGGTCCGGTTACGTGTGGCAAGGCAACGCACTGTCTGGTCGCGTGGGGTTTGGTTTCGTAGCGCGCAGTACGGTCTGGTCCGGTTCCGTGGCGTGCGACGGGGTCAGGTCCGGTCGAGTTAGGCTGGGTCCGGTAAGGCGGGGTATGGTCTCGTCGCCTAAGGTCTGGTATGGCGTGGCACGGTTAGGTCGCGTGGGGCCCTGTCCGGTGCGGTTCGGCTAGGCACCGTAACGTAAGGTGATGTCCAGCAGAGAACAAGAAGGAGGAATCGTAAATGATAACGCCTGCGACCGAGCAGCATTACACTACGCGGCAGGTGGCGGAGATGTGGGGCATCAGCGAGCAGACCGTGGTGCGGATCTTTCAGGATGAAGAAGGCGTGCTCAAGCTGTCGATGCCGCGCGGCCTCACGGCGAAGCGCGCGGCGCGCGTTTCGCTACGCATCCCGGCGTCGGTGCTTAAGCGGGTCCACGAGCAGCGGTCGGCCGGCTGGAGCAGTAAAATCCAACTTCGCCACGGCTGAATCGAGGAGAGCTTGGTGGGCGGCAACAAAATGTGCGTAATGTTTTTCAGTCGTTTGGACGGACTTATGACCCAACAATTTCTGCACAGTCCGAATATCGGCCCCCTGGGTGAGCAACTCGACCGCGAAGGTATCACGGAAGCGGTGCGGGTGGAGATGCGCGACGCCCGCCCGCCGGCCCAGGCGCTCGATCGTGCGCCAGACCGTCTGGATGGCCCCGCGCGGGCTGCCGTTGCCCGACCAGAAAAAATACGTAGGGTTGCCGTCGGGCGCGGGCAGAGCTTCGAGCGCGCGGCGGGCGTCGGCATTCAGAAGCAGCTTGATGGGCACGCCGTTTTTCTGGATGCGCAAGGTGAGGTGGTCGCCTTGGAGCCGGTCGCGGCGCAAGGTCGCGACGTCGCTTACGCGCAAGCCGGTGTAGGTCAGTGTGAGCACCAGTGCGCGGGCGCGGCGGCGCGCTTCCGGCGTGAAGGTGTAGCGGTACTCGCGCGCGAGGTCGGTGGCCGCGAGAATGCGGTCGACTTCCTCGCGTGTGAGCGGCTGGGTCACCAGCTCTTCGATCCGCGGCAGGGGAATGGACTTGGCGGGGTTCGATTGGAGGCCCCATGTTTCCCTGTAGCGGAGAACCCAGGCGAAGAGCGTGCGCAGATGCTTCAACTCATTGCGGCGGGAGCCGGGGGAGATCGGGCGCTGGCTGATGTGGGCCTCGAGCGCCTCCCTGTCGATTCCGGCAAGCGGACGGGCGAGGAGCGTTTCGGGAAGGTTCTGGAAGGTCTGCTGGTAGGTGCGCTGGCTGGCCGGCTTGAGATTCAGGTCCTGGCGCGAGACCCGAAACTCGCAGACGGCCTGGGCGAACGTGACGGCCTTGACGCGGACGGCCTCGGGTGCGGCGACGAGCTGCTCGAGGCGGCGCAGGGCACGCGCCCAGTCGGAGGTGCCGAGCGAGCGGATGAGGCGGTGGCCGTTTATCATGCCGTCCACCCAAATGGGGCAAAGGCAAAGCGTAAAATTGCGGCCCTTAGCGCGGTGGGGGCAGGCCTTGACGTGCCGCCGGCAGGGGAACAGTCCCTTGTTTCGGGGTGCGGAGTTGAGCATATATCAGGAATGGTAGCATTTTACGTAACGCGGATTGTCACGCAGCGCAAAGAGCTGCCACAACTTATTGATTATAAAGGTAAATTAGTTAGGGAGGAAAATCGTGGAGATGTAATCAGCCTCCTTTTTGACCTACAACTTATTGATCATACGCTCTCCCCTAGCCTCCTGAACTACCCAAAAGAAGCGTTTTGTCACGCGTGTGACAAGGAAATTCGGAGGTTGCGATGATCTGCCCTGACTGCCGCAACCAGATCCCGCACAAAGATCTGCTGTGTCCCTCCTGCACCGAGCGCAGCTCGCAGAAGCTTTACCTCGAGCATCAGCGCGGCTTCCTGCCGGGCATCCTCGATGGTGTCTATAAGCTGACCCTCGCCAAGCCGGCCGCTGACCGCACCTGGCATATCCGGCTGGTAGGCGATGCCGGGCATGCCTGGTGCGGAGAGGAGATCAGCCCGCAGTGGAAACACCGCCGCTACGTCCGGCTCACTGAGGATCGCGCGAATCTTTGCCCCCGCTGCACGGAAATCTTCGAGCGGATGGTGAAGGAGGTGGCGTAATGCGCGCTCTCAGCGTCCGCCAAGCGGCCCGCTGCGAAACCGCGTTTTTCGACAAATGCCACTGCCGCTGCGGCGGTAAGTTTCACGGTGCGCGCCGGGTGCTCGACGCGGACCGCGAGCGGTTCGAGCAATTGCCCGAAGACGATCCGCACCACGTGCGCTCGAAACCGGAGAAGAAGCAGCGCACGGGAATCGTTCGCGAGTGGGCCAAACAACTGGCGCAACGCCATCTCTGGGAGGAGCAGCCCTGATGGACGACGAATTCCGCTTGCGTCCGCAGGAGTTCAAGCTCGCCGAGAGCGACGTGGTGCGCACATCGCTTGAAATGCTGCGCTGGCACGGCTACTATCCGCTGCGTCTGCAGTGCGGCAAATTCATCCTACCCGACCGGGCGGTAGTGGAGGCCTGCCACCGGGTGCGGGTCCCCATCCGCTGGATGGAGGGCAATGTGGCCGGCACGCCCGATTATGCGCTGCCGCGTCTTTTTTTCGAATTCAAGCGCCCCGGGGGCAAGCTGCGCACAGCGCAGGAGGCGAAGATCGCCGAGCTGGCCGAGCGCTCGATCGAAACCCTGATCATCAGCGATCCGGACGAGTTGGCCCGGTGGCTCGCCCGCAACCCGAGGCCTTGATGAAATTGCAATACCTCGAGATTCCTGAGGAACTACGCGCCCTTGCCAATTGGATCGTATGGCGGATCGAGAAACGCGCCACCAAAAACGGCACGGTTCGCGAAACCAAAGTTCCGTACTGCGCCCGCTCGAACAGGATGGCGAAGTCCAATGAGCGCGACACATGGTCCGGCTTTGAGGATGCCGTGGCCGCTCTCAAGCGGGGCTATACGGGCCTGGGATTTTGCCTGACACCGCCCTACGTAGGCGTGGATCTCGACGGCTGCCGCGTCCAGGGCGGCGAGGAGCCATGGGCCGCGGAGATCATCCGCGAACTCGACAGCTATTCCGAACTCTCTCCGTCCGAAAAGGGCGTCCATGTGATCGCGAAAGGCATTCTCCCGGATGGTCCGCGCCAGAAATCCCTCGAGGGCGAGCACCACGGAGTGGGATTGTATGATGCCGCGCGCGGCCGTTATCTGACCATGACCGGTTGCCGAATCCGCGGCGGTGGGATCATCCCCGAGCGCACCGCGGAATTGCAGCGCATCCACGCGCGGCTGTTCCCGCCGAAGGCGAAACCGCAGCCCAAGGCTAAGCCCAGCTTCGCAAACGATGACGAGTTAATCACACGCGCGCGCCAGGCCAACGACGGTGGCAAGTTCGGGCGGCTCTGGGACGGTCGCTGGGAAGGCGAATATACATCCCAAAGTGAAGCCGATCTCGCGTTGTGCATGAAACTCGTGTTCTGGACCGGGAGAGACGCCGGCCGCATCGATGCGCTGTTCCGCCGGTCGGGGTTGATGCGCGACAAGTGGGACCGCAGCGATTACCGCGAGGCCACTATCGCCAAGGCCCTCGACGAGGTCGCAGAAACCTGGAAACCACGCGGCCCCGATCAACGATCCTTTGCCGCGCCCGTACAGGTCGACCGAGTCACACCCACGCTCGAGTTACTCAACGCCTGTTTGGTGTTCGACGGACGCATCCAGTTCACAGCCGTGAGAAGGCGCGGTCCCATGATCATCGCTGAATTTGGCGACGGAGCCGAGGCCATCTGGCATTCGATGACGGATCTTATGAGTTTTGCCCGGTCACAAGCGATTCTCGCGGAAGCCACCCAGACGCTGATTCCCACACCGCCGCGGCGCTCTACCAAAGCCGTATGGGAGCCAGCCGTGCAATGGATCTTACGGCTGGCCGGCAATGACCGGATCAACACGACGGATGCCCTGCGCGAAGAGTTCCGAACTATCATTTACTCGACCTGGAAGAAGGCCAAATGCCCGCATACGATGACCGACCAGGACAGGGAGTCCGATACGCTGTTCTTTCAATTCCTCCAGGAATGCCTGGAACACCGGCGCGATCCGTCAGCGACGCAGCCGCCACGTTGTTGCGTCTGGCACGACGGGGAAAACTGCTATGTCCACCAGCCATCGCTCATCGATTGGCTGAGCACACCATCTGGACGCCACAAGCAGTACGACTGGGGTGACGTGCGCAATGCGCTTCTCTTGCTCGATTTTGTGCCGGAGCAAGTACATCGTTCGATCAACAGGCAAAACGTGAACGTCCGGCTATGGCGTGGACCTCTGGATTTATTAGTGGATGACGAAGGCCAAGATAGTGGAATGTGATAGATACGAATTTTTGTCACGGATGTCACACCTGTTTCTACCAAAAGGCGGTTGCGCATATAACCCCCTTCTTACACAGGGGGGGATTTATGGGGACACGCCTTTTGGTCAGTTCAGGTGTGACAGGTGTGACAGGGCATTTAGAATCAACCATGAGTCTTGATGCAGGTGAAAATTTGTTGGTCCTGCGCGGCAAAGGAGGCGTTACACTACTTCTGACCGCAAAATTATTACGCGCGTTCAAATGGGATCGCGCTTCGTGGGCTCGGACACCACGTTAAACTCGAACTCCCAACTGCGTTTTTCTCCCCGTGCCTTCTCCTGCGAATATGCTTCCTATTTACGGATGGGGCCGCGCACTGCTCGGCTACGTTTCGGTCTCTGCCGCCCAGCGCATGTTGCGTGACGGATCCGTGCTGCCCCGCGGCACGAAGCAGTGCATCCGCGGCCTGATCGCGATCCAAGACAACCTGGATCTGATGCCCGCTGAACGGACCTGGAGGAATCAGCATGACTCCCACACGGGCGAAAGCAAAGACAACCCCAAAGGCGTATGGACCTTCAGAAAACTAAGCGCCCTGTAAATGCGAACAAAGCGACTATTTTGAGCAATCGCGCGTATCGTGGCACTGAAGCCAAGCTGCGCATGGTTGTCGAACATTACGCCAAAAACGGGCGCCTCGTTCGCGCCTGCAACGCTGCCGGCATCGATCACGCTACGCACTACCGCCGAATGCAATCTGACCCGACATATCGCGCTGCTGTGGAAGAGGCAGAACAACAAGTGGCGCAGGAGGTCGAAGATAGCGTCTATGACATGGCTATCGGCGGCGAGATTCAGGCTGCTGCGTTATTGCTCAAGCGCTTCCGGCCGGAACTCTATCGCGAACGCGCATCGCTCGAAGTGTCGGGCTCGATCGATCTCGGGGACCGTCTGCGCGAGGCCCGCAATCGCGTGATCACACTACGAAATGAACACCTCCCAACGGGCACTTGAGCAGGAACTCATCAACGACATCGCGCAGTACGTCAACGATCCGCTGGGATTCGTGTATTACGCCTATCCCTGGAAAGCGTCCGGACCGCTCGCAGACTACGACGGGCCGGACGTGTGGCAGCGCGAATTGCTCGAAGATATTGGCCGCGAAGCGCATCTACGGTGCTTCGATGGGAATCACCCGGTCCTGCCCATCCGTGAAGCTGTGTCTAGCGGCCACGGGGTCGGGAAGTCAACCGTTGCGGGGTGGATTACAGACTGGATTCTCAGTACTCGACCGAATTCTATCGGCACAGTGACCGCGAATACGTTCCCGCAATTGGAGACAAAAACATGGCCGACCATCGTGAAGTGGACGCGTCTGCTGATTAACGCGCACTGGTTCGATATCGGAGCGAATAAGATTTCCGCTAAATCCGATCCGAATAACTGGTTTGTTACGGCGCAGACCTGTCGTAGGGAAAATTCGGAAGCATTCCACGGCCAGCATGCCGCGCAGTCGACCAGCTGGTATCTGTTCGATGAGGCCTCCGCAATCCCCGATGAAATCTGGGATGCCGCTGAAGGCGGACTGACGGACGGCGAACCGATGATCTTCGCCTGGGGCAATCCCACGCGCAACCAGGGGAAGTTTCATCGCATCGTCTTCGGGAGCGACCGCGACCGTTGGAAGCAGCGCATCGTCGACTCGCGCACCTGCCGCTTCACCAACAAAACGCTGATCAATGAATGGATCGAGGACTGGGGCGAAGATTCGGACTTCGTCCGGGTGCGCGTCCGCGGCGTGGCGCCGCGCGCCGGCGATTTCCAGTTCATCGATCACGAACGCGTCTGGGAGGCGCAGCGTCGCGCGCCCGCCAGCTTTGCCGATGATCCGCTGATCGCCGGATTCGATGTCAGTGGCGGCGGCGCGGCGTGGAACGTGATCGCTTTCCGCCGCGGATACGACGCACGCACGATCCCGGCTATCCGCATCCCCGGCGAGTTTGCCCGCAACGATCGCGGGCCCATGCTATCGAAGCTGGCCGAGATTCTGAGCGACCGCAGGGTGGGACATAAAGTCGCCATGCTGTTCGTCGACAGCGCTTACGGCGCGCCGTATGTCGAGCGGTTGAAGTCGATGGGCTTCTCGAACGTGCAGGAAGTGAACTTCGGCGCGAATTCGCCCGACCGCCACCAAGCCAACATGCGCGCGTACATGTGGAACAAACTCCGCGACTGGCTGGAGCACGGCGCCATCGTGACGGACACCGTGCTCGAGAACGATCTCACCGGGCCATGCGCGGACCGCAACCGCAGAGAGCAGTTGGTGCTCGAGTCGAAGCAGGACATGCTGAAACGCGGCATTGCATCGCCCGATAACGCGGATGCGCTGGCGTTGACGTTTGCGGCGCATGTCGCGCCGGTCGAGAAGGAAACCGAGGACCGCTTCGCCTTCGCCGGCGGCGGATCGTGGATGAGCTGAGTAACGTTGCCCATAGTGATTCTTTGCAGCATGTTGTTCGGTTACCTAGCAGCGGAAATATGGCATCGGATCGAGACCAGAAAATACCAACACAGATGTAGACGCGAAGATCTGGTTACGGAATTTATCGATAAACAGATCTGGCAATTCCTCACATTGGAGGAATGGTTGGAGGCAAGCATGGCGAAAAACGGAAACGACAACGGAAACGACAAGGACATGAAAACCGGGCGGCCTTGCAACGACTCACAGATGAAGGCGCTGCAACAGGCCCACGGAACGGCGACGCGGCAAAGCGAACTGCCGCCTTACATCAGCAAGAAGGCGATGCCGCATGACGCGGACGAGACGGACTGATGCCACTGAAAAAAGAGGACTATTGGCACGCAGCCGAGAAGGAACTTCTAAGTCAAGTTACACGAGCACCGTGGATCGGATCTAGGGACATGTTCAAAGATACCCGCTGGGTTGCCGTAAATCCCGCTCCATATACGTACCTCGAGTACGAGCCGCTCGATGTCATGCCTGACGAGACGGACGACTGAGTTATGCCTTTGATCAAGGGCAAATCGCCTAAAAGCGTCAGTCAGAACATCCGCACCGAAATCCAAGCCGGCAAACCGCAGAAGCAGGCGGTTGCCATCGCTCTCAACACTGCGCGCCAGGCCGGCGCGAAGATCCCCAAGCCCAGGGCTGCGCGCAAACCCGTTACTAACAGCCTCAACCGGCTGATGAAAGGGAAATAACCGTTATGGCTAAATTGACCACCAAAGGACGAGACAAACTGTCTGAGAACACGTTCGGGCTACCCGGATCGCGCCGCTTCCCGATGCCCGACAAGGCTCACGCCGCCAACGCCAAAGCCCGCGCTACCCAGATGGTCGACGCCGGCAAGTTGTCGCCGTCCTCGGCCTCCAAGATCAAAGCCAAAGCCAACCGCATTCTCGGCAAGTAAAGACTTCGTGACTGCAGAAAAAGGAGAAAAAGATGCAAGCTTACTTCATCATTCCGGCGGGGCCGTCCTCGCCTGTAGACCCCGGCTACGGGCAGGGACAGCCGCTGCCGCCACATGTCGGCGGCGGGCCGATGCCCGGATGGCCCCCGCACGTGGGGGGTGGGCCGATGCCGCCGCAAGCGCCGGTCGATCCCGGCTGGGGCGTGCCGGGGCCGCCTTATCCGCCCGGCTTCTGGGGCGGCGTGCCGCCGAATTACGTTGGCGGTGGACCGATGCCGGGGCGACCTCCGCATGTAGGGGGTGGGCCGATCTACAATCCTCCAGTCGATCCCGGCTGTGGCCAAGGAACGCCGCTGCCTCCCGGCTATGTATCGGGTCAGCCGCTGCCTCCCGGTTGGGCCGGAGGACCTCCTGCTTGGGGAATTCCCGGCCCGCCATATCCGCCGCACGTCGGCGGAGGTCCGATGCCGAATCCTCCCGGCTTTTGGGGTGGCGTCCCACCCGACTACGTCAGTGGCGGACCGATGCCACCGCCTCCGGGATCGCCGACACATCCCATCGTTTTGCCGCCTGGCGAGCCGCTGCCCCCGGGCACTCCATCGCAGCCGATCGCTGGCGGCTGGACGATTGCCTTCGTTCCCGGTAAAGGGTGGGTGCTCGCGCCGCCTCCGCAAGGTGCCGGCGGTAACGTTCCGCCGCATGTTTCGGGGCAACCTCCCGAGCAGCCCCCGGCTCCGCAGCCCAAGAAGTGACTTGCACGGTTGTCCGGCCATCGTTTCGTCATCGGCGATGGCCGGGCCTTTTTTTGAATGCCCCGTAAATCTTCCGAAGAAGACATCTTGGCTACGGCGCGCGAGCGTTTCCGCCTGATCGAAAACGCGGAGCAGCAGATCCGGCAGGAGGCGCGCTTGGACCTGCGCTACGTCCGCGGCGAACAGTGGGATTCCCAGGACGTTCAGGCGCGCACCACGGGCAATGCGCGCCGTCCCTGTCTCACCTTCAACAAATTAACCGGGCCTCTCAACCAGGTGGCCAACGAGGCCCGCACCAACCAACCGGGGATCGAAGTGCATCCCGTCGATTCCATCTCCGATCCCGATACCGCCGAAGTGCTCGAAGGCATGATCCGCCACATCGAATATGTGAGTAAGGCGGATGAAGTTTACGAGACCGCGATCGAGCAGTCGGCCGCCGGCTCGTTCGGGTACTTCAAAGTCACTGCGCAATACACCTGCGCCAACAGTTTCGATCAGGAATTGCGCATCGAACGGATTCCCGATCCGTTCTGTGTGTATCTCGATCCGTTCGCACAGCAAGCCGACAAAAGCGATATGCGCTTCGCCTTCGAGACGCAGTTCATCCCCAAGGACGACTACCAGCAACTCTATGGCGAGACTGTCGTATCGCAAATGAACTTCTATCAAGGCGCGATCAACCCTGCGCCGAACTGGATCAGCAAAGAAGGCGTGCTGATCGCGCGCTATTGGACGCGCGATCCGGTGGAGAAAACCTTAGTCGGCATCGAGTGGCCCGATGGCAAAGTCACCGGCGCATTCAGTGACGAACTGCCTGATCCGCTGCCCAAAGGGCTGAAATACGCGAACGGGCCGGACGGTAAGCCGCTGAAACGCGACACCCAGGTGCACGAGGTCAAGTGCTACACCATCAACGGCATCGAAATCCTGGACGAGTACGACTGGCGCGGCCAGTACATCCCGATCCTGTACGTGGGCGGGAAAGAGATGTACATCGAGGGCCAGCGCTACCTGTTCTCGCTCGTCCGGTTCGCGCGCGACCCGCAGAAGCTCTATAACTTCTACCGCTCGAGCGAGGCTGAGACCGTCATGCTCGGGACGAAAGCCCCCTGGATCGGTGTGAAGGGCGCGTTCAAGGACAAGCGCTGGGAGACGGCCAACACGGTGCCGTGGGCCTATCTCGAATACGAGCCCATCGATATCGCCGGCAACCCGGCGCAGCCTCCCTCGCGGAATGTCTTCGAACCGCCGATACAGGCGCTGACGCTCGGCGCGGCGCAGGCCTCTGACGATATCAAGGCCACGACCAATATGTTCGATGCCGCGCTCGGCGCGCAGGGACCGGAATCGAGCGGAATCGCCATCCAGCGCCGGCAGTCGCAGTCCGGCATGTCCAACATGCATTTTCTGGACAACCTGCAGCGCGCCGTCCGGCATACTGGCGAGATCCTGGTCGATCTGATTCCCAAGATCTACGACGCGCCGCGCGAGGTCCGGATTCTGGGCGAGGACCGCACGCAGCAGATCGTAAAAGTCAACCAGCAGTACGTCGATGACAAGGGTAAGGACCGCTGCTATGACTTCTCGCTCGGCCAGTACGATGTCGCGCTGGCGGTAGGGCCGAGCTACCCCACGCAGCGCCTCGAGGCCTTCGACACCATGACGCGCATGGCGCAGGCCTATCCGCAGTTGCTGCAGATCGCGGGCGATCTGATCTTTGCCAACGGTGATTTCCCGGGTGCGGATAAGATCGCCGATCGTCTCAAGCGCACGCTGCCGCCCAATCTGCAGGATCAGCCTGATGGATCGCCGCCCTTGCCGCCCGTGGTCATGCAAAAGATGCAAAGCGATGCGCAGACGATCCAGCAGTTGACGCAGGCGTTACAGACTGCTACGCAGCAGATCCAGATGAAGGCTGTGGAAGTCCAGAGCGCCGAGCGCATCGAAATAGCCAGGATCGAATCGGATGACCGGCAGGCTGCGGTCAAAGCGCAGGTGGATCTGCTGACCGCCGAGATGAAACTCAAATCGAGTGAAGACCTCGCGTTGATGAAGGCACAGCTGGCCCAGGTGGAGGCGCAGATTGCGCGCATGAGCGCGCCGCCGCCGGCTATGACGCCCTACGCACCGCAAGCGCCGGGCAACGCGCCCATGGCTATGAACGGGCAGGCGCCTGTGACGGGCTGAAACGATTTTTATGTCAAACGTTTGTACGGAATGCCCAGCGCCCGGTCGAGCGCGGATCGAAAGACCTGCGCCAAATCCGGCCGTTCACTCGCTTCGGCCGCCATCATGTAGGCATACCCCGCGCGCGCACCGGGAGCTATTACTCGACCGCTCTCGTAGTTGCGCAGCGCAGCCATACTCAATCCCAAAGATGTGGCCATGGCCTGCTGACTTCGGTGAAGGTGGGCGCGGAGTTCCCGCGCGGCCTGTTGGATTGTCACATCACACGGCTCAACCATCAACCACAGAGTACCGCATTGCGCTACTGACTAAAGCTACTCATTGACTATGACAGAAGACAACACTCCCGCCATTGAGCAGGGGACCGGCACGCCGGTGGATCAGATTCCTACCGATTTCAAGGAGTATGACCACTGGCGGCGCACGGGTGAACTGCCCAAGGCCGAGGAACAAAAACCGTCCGCGACCGCGCCCGCGAGCGCCCCACCCGTTGGGGAGCCGGAAGCGCCGGTCAAAACCGCCCCGGACTCGGAACCGGATTATTCCCAGGAGATGGAAGGGACAACGCCGCAGCGGCCCAGTTCGCGGCAGCGGCGCATCGACCGGCTGACCCGGGAAAACGCCGAACTGCAAAAGCGCCTGGAAGCGCTTGAGCAGAAAGCGGCGTCAACTGTGGCTCCGCCTGTCGAAACACCGGCTCCCGTCGGCCGCCCCGATCTCAAGGACTTCAAGACGCTGGAAGAGTATACCGAGGCAGTCACCGAGTACAAGCTCAACCAGCGGGCGGCGCAGTATCAAGCGGACCAGGAAAAACGGGCCGCCGAAACCGCTGTGCGCACCCTCCAGGACAGTTGGGCGGCCAAAGATGACGCCGCCGCCAAGGCTCATCCCGATTACCGCGAGCTGATGGACTCGACCGAGATCCCTGTTGGTCCCGGGGTTTTGGCTGCTCGTCAGGCGCTACTCGAGGAAGACAATGGCGCGG